CGATGGGCTTATTTGGAGGGGTGTAGCTGCAACTGATACAGTAAGAAAGCCTTCTATTGATACCATGGCTTACATGGTTCTTGATACCACTACAAATATAATGTGGCATTATAAAAAGGCAACAAGTAATGCATGGATGCGTTTAAACCTTTTGCCGAGTGATACGGCAGCTATTGCCTATGTGAACACATATGGAACGCAAACGGTAAATGGATTAAAAACATTTACCGATACTATGAGAATAGAAGATGCAATAAAAGTAGGTGCAAATAATGCCTATGTTTATTCGGCTGGTACTGGTAATTACTACTTTACAAAAGATTTTAAAAATCAAAGCGGAAGATATGCAATAGCTATTGGTGATGGTGTATTAAAAAATGCTACTACTGTTTCAAATCCCGCATCAAGTAGAGTTGGGACAATCGCTATTGGATTTAATAATTTACAAAATATGGTTCAAAAAGCTGATAGTAATAATGCAGTATGGAATACAAGTATTGGTTATAACAATATGTCATCAGTAACTTCAGGAGGATTTAATACTGGATTAGGTGCAAATTCTTTAGCTTTTTTAACTACAGGAGGTTCAAATGTAGCAATTGGTACTAATACTTTAGCAAATATGACAACAGGAGGAAGTAACCTTGGTATAGGTGATGGAGCTTTAAGATTTTTAACTACAGGAGACAATAATATAGGTATTGGTTCAAATGCTGGTAATTTTAGAACAAGTGATGGTGCACAAGTTACCTCATTAAATAATAGTATATACATTGGTCAAAGGGCTGACCCATCTGGCATAACTGGTGTAACCAATGAAATAGTTATTGGCAAAGAGGCAATAGGTCAAGGTTCAAATAGTATAATGCTTGGAAATTCTTCTATTAATGCAGCAAATGGATTATATTGTTATGACACAGGTATTGCCGCTCCATCTGATGCAAGAGATAAAACAAATGTTGAAAATTTAAACACTGGCTTAGATTTAATTTTAGCTTTAAAACCTGTTAAATTTACATGGAATATGAGAGATTATGGAAATATAGGAAATAAAGATATTGGTTTTATAGCACAAGAAGTTAATAATGTGCAAAATATTGCTGGAGAGGCAGATTTTATAAAATTGGTAGATACAAACAATGATGACCAATACTGGATGCAAAGAGATAATTTAATTCCTATTTTAGTTAAAGCTATTCAGCAGCAACAAAGCCAAATAGAACTTTTAAAACAAAGAATTTTAAACCTTGAAAACAAATAAAATGAAATTATTATTTTTAATTTTTATTCCTATTTTTTCCTTTGCGCAAGAAATTAAAAGCGATACAATGTATTTGCAAAAAGATGGAAAAAATTATTTTATTGTAACCGAAATTTTGTACGTAGATTCAACGCGAAGTATTACTAAAAATCTTTATGGAGATAGCTTACAAAGTATCGAAAGGCTTATTTACAACTCTGAAAAAATAAGTAACAAATACGCTGAAGTTGCTTATCCTTTTATTACTATTGGAAAAGCAAATAAAGATTTAAGGTTCTACAATGATTTGCACGTTCAAATAAGCGGCAAGCCTGTTTATTTTACAACGGCACAACGTGACACGGCAAAGTTTCTCGGTGATTGGAAGTTAAATTTTAACGGTGAAATCATTGATGGTAAGATTGAGTTAAATGTAAACAAGCGGCTAATCTTTAATCCAGACAACGGCAAGGTGTACACGATTTCAACAAACGTACTTTTATCTACATTTACTAATCAAGTATCCTTTGCCTTTAACGGTGTTAAATACGACTTGTACAAATATGCTGAAGGCAAATTTGCAACCGTGGATGGTGATGTTAGGCTAATAAAAATGGAATAATGAAAGCAGTTATTTACAACATCTTTAGACTTGGTTATGATGGCATTGCTTATTCCATTTGTTGCGGAGTGCTATTCTCGTTTTTCCTTCCCATTAAACATTTTTTGATTTTTACAATCTTTGTAGTTTTTGCAGACACAGTCACGGGAATCCTTGCGGCAAAGAAAAGGAAAGAGCCGATAACAAGCAAAGGGCTTTATCGCACTTCGCAAAAGGTGGTGACCTATTTCTGCGGTATTATGATTTTTCACGGGGCAAGTATTACTTTCCAACTGCCATCGCAAATAACCTATTCTGTCAGTTTCATCATTGCAGTAACGGAATTGTTTAGTATTTCCGAAAATATTAAATCCATAACTGGAACAAATATTGGTACAATTATTCTTAGATTTTTTAAACGTTAAAAACAAATAATATGCAGACTAATTTAAAAGAAGCATTAAAAAATGCGGACGGAATAAAATCACCAATGGGTGACATCGCTTGTTACTCAATGAACTTTGCGGAACTTGCAAGTGAAATCAATGTTCATCTTGAGGGCAACAAGGTAAAATTTACGTGGCGCGAATACATCCAACTTGCTCAAATTATTTGGGATAAGATTAAGGAAACAAGCCGAGAATGTGCTGGAAAAGAAATAGAGGTAAAATTACCCGCAAAGCTATCATTGATAAGCGCAGCTTTTGCGCTCATCGGGTTTAAATTATAGGCGCAGACAGAATCGCTACCTTATGTGGCTTCAGGGCGGTGTATTGGTTTACATCGCCCTTAAAAATATATAAATATGAAAGCAAATAAATTTTGTATTTTCCTTGATGCTGGACACGGCGGCATAGATGATAAAAAAAAATTACCTTACAATTATACAACGTATCCTTCAAAGTGTTTTCAGCATAACAACGCAAAGTTCCATGGTTACGGCTGGTTCTTTGAAGGCGTTTTTAATCGGGAAGTTGCGGCAAAGATTGAGCAGTATTTAAAGGACTGGGGAATGTCGGTTATTAATGTTTACGACCCTGTTATTGACGTAAGCCTAACAAAGCGCGTAGCAAAGGCAAACATGAACGCCCAGAACTATGAGGCTTCGTTGTATCTGAGTATCCATGGCAACGCGGCAACACCAACGGCAAGGGGCTTTGAGGTGTTCACATCTAAGGGACAAACGAAGTCAGACATTTACGCCGAGTTTCTTTTTAATGAGGTTAAGGAGGCTTTTCCAAAATGGTTGTTTCGAACCGATACGATTGACAATGACCCAGATAAGGAAGAAAATTTCTTTGTATTGAGTCAAACCAATATGCCAGCGGCGTTATCTGAAAATGGGTTCTTTACCAATTACAAAGATGCGTTGATGATGTTTGACCCAGTATTTCAGAACACATTGGCTCTTTGTCATGCCCGCGCGGTGGTTGATTATGCAAAGACTCAAGGGGTTACCTTTTAAAATGGAAAGGGTTGACGCAACTGCCAACCCCGATTTCACCACAAATTAACTATGAACAAACGTAATCGATTTCTTAATTTATAATTTGATTTATAATTTTCAATGATAAATTTGTGACCGCATCCCCGTCCGTGCTTTTATACATACGATATGCTATTGTAAGCATTCGACCTTTGTCCATTGTCATCATTGGAGGGTTTAAGTCTGGAAGCAAAGGCTCAAGATAAAACTTTAATAATGCAATTTTACTATTTAACCCGTCTGAATATTTAATCGGTTTCGGATAAGTTTTAGCAATCATTTCAATTTCTTTCCATGTGCTTATCTCTATGCCATCAATTAATTCATTATTTTTTTTCATGTTTTTGGTAATTTTTAGCTTGTAAAGCAAGAGAAAAACAGTCTATTTCGTCCTGACTTATTTTGGCTAATTTAAAATTTAATTCAAACTTGTAACCTTCGCTTTGGAAGATTTTCATAAATATTTCCTTTCCCCACTTCTTCCCCTTTTGCTCTGGGCTTATATTGTAACCCTCGTACCCGTTTTCTTTAATCCATTCATAGGCAATACGGGAAGCGGCTTGATTCATGCCGACGTTTCGGGACATACGGGAAAGAATAGCGCGGTTAATCGAAGAGTTGAAAGTTACGTTTTGAAGGCTGGAATCTTCCACCAGAACCACGGGGCGTTCGTATTGTGTCCACTTTGGAACGTCGAGGATAAAATCCACGAACCTTTTGTATTTCGTGAATCTTACCTCTTTGCCTTGAATGATACAAGCCGCCATTCCGTTTATCCTTATCGCTGGGTCAACCCCGATGTATGTCCTCAAAGTGTTATCGTTTGGAACGAAGTTACATAACCCTTACTTTCTTTTGGTGCATCTTCCGTGACTTTTTTTGCAGCAACCCTTCTTTTGCGTCTTTTGATAACCTTTGGTTCTTCCAAACCGTATGCCTCAACTCCTTTGTTGACAAAGTTTATTTCAAGTAGGTAGCCAAAACATACGATTGTTCCCACGAAAAAGAACATTGTAATAAATTCCGCTCCAGAATACTTTTCCATTAACCCGAAGAAAACTTCGATTAAGGCTATTACCGTTGCTCCTAATGCTATTTTAGGTGGGAAAGGGCTTCTTCCCTTAGTAGGGTTTAAAAAATCCATGAAAACGACTGCAAATCGTCCAAGTTGTAAAATAGTGGAAGCAGTAATTGCAATCCAGAAATTAATCGGTAAAAAGATGGCGGTCAAATAAGCATTAACCCCATAGGTTAATACTATTGTCAAAAGCATGATTGTAGGAATGTTATCCGAAATGCTTTCGAAAGTCCATTTAAACTGGGTGTTTGTGAAATTTTTGTCCATTTTGTTTTTGTTAAGTGGTGAAAAAAAGTAGGGCAGCTGGGAAACTGCCCTGTGAAGGTAAATTATTTACTATTTTTAATTTTATGGCTTTTGGTAATTAACCTTACCACCATTTTTTCTAATTTCTCAATCACCATTACTGGAATGTTTGAGCCGTTTTTTGCAGTCCATTGTAAAGGAGAAGATAAACCATTTAAAATTGCTATTCTCTGTCCTTTATACATAACGTCAAAAAATCCGTTATACATTGATGGAACTGGAACAAAAGAAAATGTGTTGTTGTCTGAAATTAATTCTGGTAAAATTGCTAAATTTCTCATTTTGTTGTGTTTTTAAAGTGGTGAAATATCGTTTTGTTTGTTTCGATATGTAAATATATAAATAAATATTTAAACAAAAAAATATTTACACAAATAAATAAAAAAAAAGTTAAAAAACATTGTATTCTTTCTTCAAAGGAAAGTTATCCCGTTTGATTTGCCAGTACTCAGCCATTAATGAGGCGCGGAATTTGTAATCCCTGTCGGTATGATAACCCGATTTGTAAACGCATTTACAAATACTTTCGTATAATTTAATCCCTTTAATCTTGTAGTTTGCTTTTTTACAAGCCGCGTATCTTCCTGAGTTAAGCACACCAGCCCAAAGGTTCATCCCTTCTTCCGTGGTTTCCGCGCTCATAAATTTAGCCCTTATGTATTTATCTTTTCCCCTGATGACCTCACGGGTCTTGTAGGTTACCGATTGTTGACCTTTTAAAGCCTTAACCCCTCCAGCATTTGCGTGTTTGCGCCAAAGTTCCGTTTCAACGCCTTGACTGGTTGCCTCAATGATAAAAAAGGAATAAATCATTGACACGGGAAAGTCGGTTAAAACGTGTACGTTCATTAACATTGACTCATAGCAATAGGCAAGGTATATTCGACGAAGTTTTGCCCTGTCAACCTTTGCAAGGTTACGAAAGCCTCTACCTTCCAATGTTTGCCTAAGTTGTAAGCCCGATAACTTTCTAACTTCGTAACCGTATGACCGTGACCCGTAGGCGGTTTCGTCAATGGCTTTGTCCTCAGCCTTCGCGGGAAAGGTCAACGTCGTTATTTTATGGACGTACACCGTGTCACGCTCAATAATTGGAACGAATGAGGTATACTGGTAATTTGTGTTTATTGGGGAATAAATCAACCCAACAACAAAGGCAAAGCCAACCCATCCAGCAATCTGGAAAGGAAGGCGTTTGTTTTGTGGAACGTATGTTTCGATAATTGGCTCTTTCATGATTATTGCATTACTGGTTCAGCAAAGAAATAACCGCCATCGTACTCAATCGTTTCGTCATTGGCATCTGCAATCACGTTGCCGTCGCAGTCTCGGATAAGTCCACCCCATGTAAACTCATCAACAGGGAAATAATCTTCATTTCGCATTTTTGAATAAACCATTTCAACTGCATGGCGCTTAGAATACGCTGCAACTTCTTCGTTTAAATCCTGATACCTTTTGGCGTTGCCTGTGTACATTACTGAATAAATGTTCTTTGTCATTTTGGTTGTTTTTAAAAAGTGATAAAATCTAAATTCCTTTCGGTTTGTAAATTTAATTTAAATTATTTACATAAAAAAATATTTACAACATTATTTATAAAAAAAATCCCGTACCAATAAGATACGGGACAAAATCAACCAAATGATGCAATACTTATCTCTTTCTCAGGTACGTCAATTCCCAGTTCTTTAAACTTTTTTATTGCATCTTCAACCGTTTCCGCCTCAGTGATAATTCTTCCGCTTTTCCATTTGATTTCATATTTCATCAGTACCACTTTTTTACAAGGTCAACAATGAAGTAAATGGCATAAGCAAGGGTCATAATACCCCCAGCGGCTACAAAGATTGTGGCAGCGTTCCTGATTAATTTTGTTCTTTCTCGTTCTGTAAGCATTTTTTTTGTTTTTGTTTAAGGCGATAGGCTTTTGCGTATGCCTTAATTTTATCAATGTTTTTTAAATACTGTTGTCTATTAGTTTCTTTTCGTCTTTGAATTTCTTCGGGCGTTTTGTCGTGGTAGTTATTTTTCTTTCTTTCCAGATTCTTTAAACGTCTTTTTTCCTTTTGGTATCTTGATAAATTCTTAATATAATTTTTCATGTATTCCCTTCTTCGTGCTTTTTTTTCTTCATCTGTCATGGCTGGTTATTTAAATGTGTGTAAAAAACTTTTATAATTGTCGCTTATCTCTTTGCACGTTTGCTCAATTAAAACAATGCCTTTTAATAAATCGTCCATTTCAAAGGTATGCCTAATTTCATGGCTTTCGCCCGTGAAATATAAACCGTTTTTGGTTCTTTTTGTCCCCAACCAGTTGATTTGACTTTCGGGGATTGACTCACCATTGACAAACATTGCCAAAGCATACACTTTCATTTGAAGGCTATCTTTTAACGTGTCCATTGTCCACGGCTTGCCAGAGGTTTTAAAATCAATGACCCTGTTATTTTCAACGTCCCACGCG